TGAATCGTAGTATATACCGCCGCTACATTTTGAACATAGGCTGCCTCTATGGATTGGAAGATACTTCTAACCCTTGAGGAAAGTTCATTGGTTCTTAATACGTCAAAAGCAAATCCGGGTTCGTTACCTATTGTGAATATTCCTCTACGAGAAGCAAAGAACACATCGTTTTCTACTGAAACTATGGAACGTGGTGCAATACACCCTATCGCTGCATTTACTTGAGTAGATTGTGGAAGTCCTGATGTTGAGAACTCAAACTGATAAATAGAATCCTCTTTAAAGACTAACAAGGAATTTTTAAATACAATCATTCCGGTTATACTCTGGCCATCGTTCTTAGATATATCAATAAAACCACCACCGTTAGCAACTGAAAAATCATTTATTCTATCTCCACCGCCAGAGTAGTAAAGCCTTGATGGACTTGTAGAGTCTCCTGCTACAAAGAGTGAATCCTTGTATAGAGCAATATAGTTTCCCATAGGACCAGCAGTTGTGTCTGCTTCAGGAACTGTAAAGACCTCACTTTCGGTTGCAGTCCCTTTATCTATATAAGTAACAGTTGTATTACCTTCTATCCAAGCAAGAAACTTTTCGTGTCCATTTACTCTACCATAAACGTTATATCCAATCGCTCCAGTAACTGCTGTCCAAGTAAGAGTCATATAAATGGAATCAGTTGGTGTTGCAACAGAAGTTGTCTCTGTTACAGCAGCACAAGCAAGTGTCTCACCCGTAGCAGATACGGCACTAACTCTATAAGACATGGTGTAAGTTCCATCTGCACCTGTTCTTGCTACAGCTAAATTGGTAGGAGTATCTAAATCCGTAAAAGTTGTAATTGAAGTTCCATCATAGTAAGTTAAGTTGTCTGTCCCATTTTGTAAATAAAGTCTGTCGTAAGCAACAACTCCATGTGTTGCAAGGGTAGTCGTATATGTTTTACCGGCGATATTGTCCCATCCGTCGGTTGATGAATTATATTTTTGTAATGTAGTTCCAGCGGTTCTAACTAATTCTCTAGTTCCATTTGACTTATAAAAGGTATACAGACCAGTTACTCTTGAACCTGATGTAGTACCAAAATAAGCCTGACCGTCTCTCGGACACTGAACCTTTCCATCCTCAACAAGTTGAATATCTGTTGCAGCGGAAAGTTCATCTGGTCTTATTTGAGTTGAAGATACAAGAGTATTAAGACCCCTTATCCATTTATTCTGTTTGGAGATAAGAAGCTTTTGTTTACTTTTTGGTCTTTCATAAAATCTCATGTTAGTACGTTCCGAATCCTCTATTGCTGGTCAAGTTCTCTACAGCCCCCATAGCATATTGTTGATTCTTGGCTGGAGTATTTTCTCTTGCCACACACTCAGCAATAAGCATTTCCGCCTCATTTTTAGATTCTGTTGCAAGATCTGTTTCATCTTCTCCTTGATATATTTCTGCAAGAGCTAATAGGGCAATTATCTTTGCGTTGGGACAAATTACTTCATCTGTAGTGGCGGTCTTTTCTGGTGGTTCCCAATAAAAGGTATATGTAATAGTTTCGGTTGCTGCCGGTGCTGGATTAATATACATCTTCCAAAGATCGTTTGCTGAATCAAACCATTCATATACTAACTTATAAGTATTGTCTTGGTTATAAAGTCTTTTAAAGTCTAGATAGTCAACAACAGAATATCTTTGAGATTCCTGTGTCTTATCTGTATCGGTTGTGGTTGCAACAAAGACTTCCGACAAACCCTTTGCCCTCATCGGATTAGTTGCACTTCCAATAGTATAACTATTAACTGCACTTCCGGTTGTTGTTTGATTATCTAACCTATAAAAACTCCAAAGCATTCTTCTTGCAAAGTCTTGGTTTGCCCTAGAAACAGCCCTAATACGAGAAGCGTCCGTATTTGTAGAAGATTCTCCTCTTAAATCGGATATTATTTCTAATATGTCTGCGACTGTGGGTGCAAGATTTGTTGCCATTTGATTAGTTTTTACTTTACAAATTAAGTTGAGTCAAACTAGTCTATTTCGTAGTAGAACATAGCGCCACTGATTCTTACGGCAAAAGTATCTTTATTTACAAGATAAATAAGATTCTCCGCTTCCGGTAAAGGAGATGGAGATACTGAAGGAGATATAGACGCTGATTTTGAAGGACTAATACTCTGTGAAAGAGAAGGACTTACTGACGGAGACAACGACCTACTTTTAGAAGGTGAAACAGATGGTGACAATGAAGCAGATTTTGATGGACTAAGTGATGGACTTACTGATGGTGAAATGGATTGTGAAATAGAAGGAGATATAGATGCTGATGGTGACACTGATGCACTAATAGACGGAGACACTGAAGGCGATATTGACGCAGACCTTGAAGGACTAATAGAAGGAGAAATGCTTCTTGAAACCGAAGGACTTAAGGATACTGATGGACTTATGGATGGAGACAAACTTCTTGATAATGATGGCGATATAGATTTAGACAAACTTGGTGAAAGTGAGGCACTAGGAGATACAGATGAACTAATGGAAGGACTTGCCGAAGGACTAATACTCTTTGACAAACTTGGACTTATAGAAGGTGAAATACTAGGAGAGTAGCTTGGAGATAAACTAGCTGATGGTGAAACTGATGGAGATACCGATATTGATATTGACGGAGATACCGAAGGACTTAAAGATTTGCTAAGTGATGCTGAAATTGACGGAGACAAGGATTTAGACAATGACTGACTTATAGAAGGAGATATGCTTTCAGAAATTGATGGACTTAAAGAAGGGCTATAAGACGGGCTTAAAGACGCACTAGGGCTAACAGATGGACTAACCGACTGACTAATTGAAGGACTATATGAAGGAGATAAACTTTTTGAAATACTGGGCGATACACTCGGACTAAAAGATGGAGAGAATGAACTTTTAATGGAAGGACTTGGACTTTCAGATGGAGAAAGTGATTCTGAGATACTAGGACTTAAAGATTCACTGATGGAAGGGCTAATGCTCGCAGATGGTGAGACACTAGGAGAAATGCTTTCACTTATTGAAGGGGAATAGGAAGGACTTAATGACTGGGATATGCTTGGAGATATTGACCTAGATATACTTGGACTAATGGATGGCGAGTAAGAAGGAGAAATACTGGCTGAAGGAGACACAGATGGACTAATGCTTTTTGAGATTGATGGACTCAAAGACGGAGACAAAGACGGGCTGATACTAGGAGATAAACTAGGACTTAGTGAGGGAGATATGCTTGGAGAGATAGATGGTGAAATGGATGGACTAAGGCTGGCTGATGGGCTTACACTAGGAGAGATAGAAGGACTTATACTTTTAGAAAGCGAAGGACTTATAGAAGGTGAAATACTTTTTGATAAGCTCGGTGATATGGAAGGTGAAAGGCTTTTAGACAAACTAGGGCTGATAGATGCTGAAGGAGAAACGCTTGGACTAATAGACTGTGAGATGCTAGGTGATAGAGATTCCGAAATACTAGGGCTGATACTAGGAGACAAACTTTGGCTGATAGAAGGAGATATGGATTTACTGATACTGGGAGATAACGAAGCTGAAGGAGAAACAGATGGACTGATACTAGGTGAGATGCTTTTACTCAATGACGGACTTATTGAAGGGCTGATGCTTTTACTAATTGACGGAGATAATGACACACTAATAGATGGTGATAAACTAGGACTAAGGCTAGCGGAAGGACTAACAGATGGAGAAGCTGATGGGGATATACTTTTAGACAAAGAAGGGCTGATAGAGGGGGATATTGATCTTGAAATACTAGGACTTATAGAGGGAGATAGCGATTTAGATAAAGACGGAGATAGAGATGCAGAAGGACTTACACTAGGACTAATACTTTTAGAAATAGAAGGACTGAGGGATTGAGAAATGGATGGTGAGATTGAAGGACTTAAGCTCTTAGATAAAGATGGGGAAATTGAGGGTGAATAGCTGGGACTAAGCGAAGCAGATGGAGACACACTAGGACTTATAGATCTACTTATGCTAGGGCTGATGCTGGGTGAAAGGGATTTACTTAAAGATGGCGATATTGAAGGAGACAGGGATTTAGACAATGATGGGGAAATACTAGGGCTAATACTTTTAGACAATGATGGAGATAATGATTTAGAAAGGCTTGGTGAAATAGACGGAGATAGGGATTTAGATAAAGAAGGACTGATGGAGGCTGATGGAGACACACTTGGAGAAATACTTGGCGATAGAGATTTTGACAAAGAAGGAGACACGGATGGAGATAAAGATGCAGAAGGAGATACAGAAGGTGAAATGGATGGAGAGAATGAACCTGTATCTTCCCAAGTAACTTTTAAGTAAGGTCTGCTTGAAACAGTTGCATTTATTCCATTCCAATATCTAAACTCACAAGACCAATCACCAGCTTGATTTGGTGATGAATCTGCAACGTCAAACCCTAATCTTATAGCATATAGACTTGTTCCTTCTTCAGTTATGGTAGATATACCAGTTGCATTTAAGTCCATTGACAATGCACCTGTTGATAGACCAGTTAAATCTAACCTTTCTCCAGAATCTATTTGCTCTGTATCGGTAAAGTTATTAAAATCTTCATTTGCAAGAGTTACCGCATTTGCAGTTGAACCAGTTACAGTTATATACGCATTTGTCAAATTTGATGTTTCAGCAGAATAAGAACTATTTATATTTATAGAAGCTGCACTAATAGTTGAAGTTGAAGGCAACAATGCCGTATCAAATGCAACAAAGGTTCTTGAACCATAAGTGTAATAGTTTGATTCAAATAAATCCCATATCAACCTTAACTGTATATAATCTGTTGCCGTTCCATTTCCACCAGCCGAACCACTTGTTCCGTCACGCCAAGCATCCCAGTTTCCATTTGGGTCATAATAAACCTGACCAGAAGCACCATTTATTGCATAAAAATACGAAACTCTAGTTGACCAATCTGGAACATTAGCAGAATAAACAGGTGAACCACTTAAAGTTAAATCATTATTATTAGAAGTTTCATCTAAAGCATTTGCATTAAACTTCCAATAAGCTACTAAACCAGATTCGTTCCCAACAAGTTCTTCTTGATAATAGTAACCTATTTCATTTGGAGTTCTAACATCATTCCACATCCTTACATCATCAATAAGACCATCATAAAAATTAATTGCTGTACTTGCTGATTGACTTGCACCTATACGAACTGGTTGGGTAGAATCACCAATAGAAGATACATTATCAGCACGAGTAGTTGTCCAGTTTCCTTGACTTAATCCGTTAACATACAATGTGGCTTCTGTTGCAGCAGCTTCTGAAACATCAAATGTAACAGCAACGTGAGTCCAAGCACTTGTTGATAACTCTACATTCCAATAACCACCATCATAAACTCCTGCTTCTTGATAAACTTGTAATGAAATTCTTTGGACATCAGACGAGTTTCTTAAATAAAAGAAATAAGGTTCTATTGCATCTCCAGAATCTCCTCTATAAATCAATGAACGAGAAGAGTTTGTTGTTGGTAAACTTTCGGGTTTAAGCCAACATTCAAAAGTAAAATCTCCACTTAAATTAAGTCCAGTTTCATTTGCATTGGTTATATATGCAGATTGAGAAGAACCACTTTCTAAATCTAATGAAGCATCATCTCCAGAAGTTACAACAAAATCAAAAGTTCCATCTGCT